GACATAATTAGAAACTAATAGAAGGAGCCTGAACAACGCTGCCTGCGTAAGGATTAGATTGTAGTGCCGTACGGAAGTTTGCACCCGCCTCGCGCTGGCCCTGTTGAGCCATCTTGCCTGCAGTTGCCAATGTACCTAACATTGCATAACTATTAGTTAGGCTTGCATTCATTGCTTGTTGACGTACCAACTGCTTGTCAAGCATTCGGTTAAGAAAAGGCTCTTGTGCCTTCATTCGTAAAATATCGTTTTCTAATTGAGTTTTACTAATATCTTGATAACCAGCCAACATGGTATTCAGAGTTTGACTCATTTGATAACGTTGTTTTTCTTGTGCGTAATCTTCAGAACCTCGACCGGTTTTTTCTGCAACATTTCGGTCTCCTGCAGCACCTAAAGCACCGGCACCCATAGAAGCTAAACCTGCTGCACCAAGACGAAGCAGTGGATTCATGCCTCGCGTAGCAGCAAGAGCAGTTGCACCACCAGTAATATTACTTACACCTTCAAGGGTCTTACCTTCTGTAATATTCTGAACGCCAGACATTAAAGGATAAGCCATACCAGCAATATTTGTTGCGCCACCCATAAGACCGGAACGACTAAAGTTCACTCCTCCAGAGCCGCCTCCAATAGGAGTTCTGCCGCCACCAGAGACGCCTGAGCCGCCGCCTCCACGTGAACCTCCTCCGCCGCCTCCGCCACCACCGGTAGTTACTCTTGTATTGCCTCCTCCTCTATTACCTCCGCCACCACCGGTAGTTACCCTTGCATTGCCGCCGCCACCGCCATCAACATCACCTGTAACTCTTGACGGTCCCTCGGCTGTTCTACTTTGCTGAGGGCTTGGAGCACTAGGGTCAGGGCCTACAAAATTACCAGTAATATTTGGACCACCCATACCTGTACCAGTCATTCCTTGACCTGTACGATTCATTCTTTGCTGCCTTACTTGTGCACCTTTTTGACCATCATTTGTAATCAAATTTGTTACATTTTGCGCCATTGCTTGAGCCGAACCTAAAGCTGCTTGGCCCATCATTCCTAGGCCTTCCATAAACATTGCGCCATTGCCTAGAGTTTGCATGGTATTACGCTTAACAGTAAATCTTTAATATTTAAATTCTATCTTGTCCTAATAAACACCATACTCGTCAGTTGATGGTAAATCTTTTCTTGCTCCTGCTGCAATTAATGAATTAGCCATCTTGCCTGCAATAATACCTGCTGCTGCACCAGCTACTCCATATCCAAAAACTTTACGTGCGCTAGGCATTACTTGATAACTCATTCCACCCGGAATTTTCTTTTTACTACCAGGAACTACATTCTTAGGAGCATCTGCACCAATTGGAGTTGTTACTGTTTTTGGATTTGTTGTTGCACGAACAGCACCTGCACCACCTAATAAACCACCGACAGATTCAAGACCAACAGGAAATCCTGCAATAAAAGCTTCTGGTTTTCCTTCTAAATTTTCAGTTGTTGCTTTGAAAGCACCCGTAGCACCTAAACCTGCACCAATACCTGAACCCAATGCTGCAGTACCTAAAACATTTCTAAGACTGCCTTTGCCGAGAGCGGCGGCCATACCTCCAGCCAAACCTATACCTACAGCACCTGGCACAACTCCTGATGTTTTATCGTTGTAAAGAGTATTCATATAATTTGAATACCTTTGTTTTGTAAGATCTGGAATATCTTCTTTTGCTGTTTCATACTTTAACGGACGGCCACGGCGGCCAAAAACATAACGATCAAAAACTTCTGCAGCTGGATTTGCTGTTTCACGTCTATCTTCTGAACCTACTTCCGCATAGCTTTGTGCAAAACCTTTTGGGCGTCCTAATTCTCCTGGATTTGTTATATCAAAAACACCTAAATGAGATGCAACAGGTACACCAATGGCTCCTAATTCAATTGCAGCTCGCTGTGCTGAATTGAAATTATAAATATTGTCACCAATAATTTGTTCTGCAAGAACATCTCCAATTGCCATTGGATGGTTATAACGCCAATACGTATGACGACTAGCATCATCTGCTACGTCTGTTAAAAGACGTGCACCAATAGCACCAGCCAGTTCAGCTGGCTTATTCATATTTATTCCTCTTTCATTTAAACCTTCGTAATAGCCACCATCTAAACCCGGAATAACACTATGGCTATATCGTTTCTTTACATTTTTATTGGCCGATTTTTCTCTTGCAAGTTGATCTTGAAGTTCAACGCCACGATTAAATCCTGTTTTAACAGATTGTCCTAAATTGCGTAATTGTTGAAACATAATTACAGCCCCATAATGGCCGCCATGTTACCCCTAGCAGCATTCATATCATACGTTGGTCCCATTGAATTCATCATACGAACTAAATCACCCCTCTCTTGACCTCCTTGTAAAGCTCCCTGCATTTGTTGGAACATTGTTTCAGCCATATACTTGCCAGCAATATCATCCGCTGTCATTCCATTAACGTCTGCCCTTTGTACTTGTTGTTGTGCATTAGTTACTGCTTGACCACCTTGTCCCTGTAAGGGTTCATAGCGCCCCTTAAATACAGTGTCATAAAGAGCTTTACTAGTCAACATACCTGTGCCAAGGTTGGCAGCCGTGCGTACCAAATTATTTTGAATACCTGCTTTATTTAATAAACCTAATGTTGCCGCTGATCCCAAAGTATCTGCGACACCATAAGCAATTGCTTCATCTGGTGAACCACCCATTAATACATGGGCTCCACCAGTTAATACGCCACCGCCTATAGCTTCGGGCAGTGCTTGCACAAACATATCACGAAAACGCGGAAGCACTTTTTTGCCAACTGTTCCCGCTAATTTTGCAACTGCCATTTATTCAAATACAATTATATGCTTTTATTTTACAGGCCCTTTTTCTTCAGCTTCTTTAATTTCTTTTGGTGATGCTTTCATAAGCTGTGCCACATTCATTTTACCTTCCGCTTCAGCCTTGGCTTTTTGCTCCATTGTTTCAAACAGATAGTTCTTAGGATCAGGATTATTAACTCTTGGCATAGGATTCTTGGGACGCTTTTCTGGATTCATTGTTGGACTTAAGTCATATGTTTCTTTCCACTTTTGTCCTTTTAATTGAAATTCAATTGAATCTAAAAATGTAGGTTTCTGAAATACAGGACGACCTTCATCAAAGTTGTACAGTTCTTTACGACTATTATCAAACCGAGAAGGCAAGCCTTGAAATAAATTAAAGTTATCAGGCTGTGCGTCAGGAAAATTAAGGCGCGGATTAATCTGTGGCTTACGACTTGTTAAACGATTGCGTAGCTCAGACGCACCAAACCGATTGATCTGGAAAGGTGGCTGGGTAGAATCAGCACGATTCTGTTGCTCATATTTTGATTTAACATATGCACCCTTATCAAAAAACTTGGCTACATCATCCATGTAGTCCTGAGGTTTAACTAGGCGCTTATCGTATGGCATCAGGAATCCTTAGCTTTTTTATTCTTTTTATCTCTATTAATCCTAACTAAAGTTTCACGAAGTTTTGCTTGCTTCTGCGTTTTTTCATCATATTTATCAGGGTTCTTTTCTACATTGGCCTGCAACTGAGCGGTTGTAATACCCTTCTTTTTAGCTTTTGCGGTAAAGGCTCCGGGATTCTTAATAGCCTTTTTAATCCACTTTTTGTCTTTCTTTTTTTCTGCCATGTCAACCTCTACGTGTAAGTGGGAATCGTGTCATAGTGTCACCTCTGGTTAGCCTTTCACTAATCGGACGTGTGTACTCATCTTCACGACGTTCACGTCCTTGGAATTTAACAGGTCCACCACGCAAGCTAGGATCATTTATTAATGTACCAGTAGGGAATAGAGATTGACCGCGCATATGCGGGTAAGTAACAACTGCTTGTTTTCCAGCTGCAACCTGGGGTGCATACTGCCTATTCGGATCTGCAGGGTAAGACTTTCTAACAGAGCCTGCATCCACTGGCAGTACAGCTTCTGGAGAAGATACAACTTCAATTTGTCTTACATCAGATGTTTTATAACGCGGATCATAAGCAGGAGGTTGAATAGAAATTGTAGTGCGGCTATCACCACGATCTGGGAGCATTGACATTGGTGTTGCAGTACCACCCGTAGATTGAGCTAAACGCTCAGCATATGTTTGAACTGGTCCGGCATAAGGTGCGCGTCCAATATCACGACTAAAGAAATAAGAAGTATCAGACTGCGGCAGCTCTGCATAGTTAATACCAACAGTCATTGCACCTGTTGACGGAGCACCTACAGGCTTACTACCTGAAACAAAACGAGCATAACCTGTACGCTGACTAGGATCTGGACCAAGTTCAGGATCTGCTGCAGCACTACGAGAAAGTGGAACACTACCTTGACCAGCTAATTGTGCAGGGCCAACTAATCGAGGCGTTTCATAAACCTCTACAGTAGGGGTAGCTTTTTGAGTTAATCCACTATCAATTGCACGATTCAAAAAGTTCTGAGCCATGCGTTCGTTATACTCAGCAACTTCAGGTACATACGAAATACCACCTTGCGTTAATGGTGGGCTTGTGCCGCGAACTGCAGAATCACGTTTATTTTTACCAGTAAACAAGACAGGGCCTGCAGCATCAGCCGCATCACCAGTAAACTGTGTTTCGGCAGGCACAGTAATTACTGCTTCACCATCGGCATAGCCGCCACGATTAATTGTTGGTACTTGTGTAGAAGGAAGCACTTCACGAGGTTCTGCTTCCATTCCCTGTCTCATTACATCCATTGAACGAGCAACATCTGCCGCAGGACCTTTTAAACGTTGTGGACCTTGATCTCGATAACGCTTGCGAACAGCTTCTGACGCTAAGATAGAAGCGGCTCCTTCAGGGGTCTTGGCTACACTTGCTACAGCTGGGATGTCAGTACGGATTCCTGTGCTGGCATCTCTAAAATCTCCTGTTTCCGCACCGCTTTCTCCAACATACGTAACGGTGCCAGCATCAGTATAAAAATTACCTTCTTCATTGACGTTGCCACCACGTAATGCACGACCCCTCATATTTGAGTCAACTACCTTAGATTCTCCTAGCAACACTTCTTCTAACTCTTCTCCAGTCATTGACCGCGAACCTTGTAATTCCTGACGTTGACGAATATTATCTTCTGCCTTAAGTCCTGGTAATTCACCACCCTCTAATCCCTCCGCTTGGAATCGAGCAAGATCACGTTCCGCTCGACCTTGTGTTCGTAGTTCATCAATAATTCCTTCTGCTGCTACACGTTTAGGATTGTTTTTAATCCTTTCTAATGCAGCTCCAACATCTGCTGCTTGACGTGCTTCTTCACTGCTGTAGTCATAATTCAAATCAATCTCACTTGCCATCTCTTTCTGCTTCATATTCTGCTTCATATAGCTTTCAGCATCTGCAACCAGCTGATCAAAAGCTCTAGCTTTTTGTTTATCTAAAATATCTTCATTAACAATTGTTAGGTCAACATCTTCATTGCGCTGAAGGTTCTTAAAAAATTTACTGTCACTCTGATCATTGGCTGTTTGAATGGCTTCATTCTGTGCATCACGCACAAACGGAGCAGAGGTTTCTCTTAGTTCAACTAATGTTTCTGGTTGCTGTTGTTGTGCAGCTCTAATGTTTTGTCGATCCGCAACATCAACAGGCCCTTCTGAATATCCCGCCAACTTCGGCCCACCTGAAGGTGCACGTTTTTCTGTTGCTGGCGGCAAGTTCCTAAGTTGAACACTAGATGAAATAGCTCCTGCAGGTGCTTCTAACCCACTTGCAATTCGATTGCGTACATAATCAACATCAGATCTAGACTTACGCTGACCAAAAGACACCAACTGATCTGTTGTTAGTGATCCTTGACCCATTAGATTTTGTTTAGATAGATTGATTCCACCTCCTTGATTTTTAGGTGCAACTTTAATTTGATTGATCGATTGACTACCGC